GAATTATCAGGATTTGATGGGGATACTGAAACCAAAGAAGAAAAAGAAGCTTTAAAAGAACACCTAAGAAAAAAATTAAGAATTTCACCAGACAAAGAGTCTATTAGTTTTTCTGGTAAAGATGATGAAAAAGAAAATGAGATTGGAACAGAATCTTATAGAACAAAAGGTAATGCAAAAGGTGTATTAGCACATCTTGGTAAAGATATGATAGAATGTTTACAAGGAAAAACTGAAAAATGAAAACTCAATTATTATGCACCTTTACAACACATAGTAAGTTAAATCTTGTTGTTGATTCCATTATAGATTCTTATACTATTTTATTTGATAAAATTTATGTATTTCAAAACGAAGACGATGCAGGACAATTAATTTGCACTTACAATATAGAAATGGTTGAAGATTATTATGACGGAGATGAAGCCATATCCGGAACAATCTCTTTACATAGAAAAAAACAATCCAACACATTATACACGATTAATGCATTAAACGAAACAATTAGAAGTTTGAACAACGGAGTATTGGATAAGTCATTTCCAATCCCGTGGGAAAACTATCAAAACAATTTACTATTGACAAATGAAGAAGGGTTGAATATTATCCCTACAAAAATATTCAAAATAATAAATGTTAAAGATTGGTAAAAAAGCTTGGTATTTTCCAAAACTTCTTTATATTTATTACTGAATTAACAATTAAACAATTAACAATTACTTAATAGGAGACACAAAATGGATATTAACGCAATCAAAAAAAGGTTAAACCAGTTACAATCAACCAACACTAGAACTTCAAATCTTTGGAAACCGCAACCAGGAAAACAACAAGTTAGAGTAGTTCCTTACAAATTCAATCCAGATACACCATTTATAGAATTATTTTTTCACTATAATTTAGGTGGTAAGAACTATCTTTCACCAATCAGTTTCGGTAGACCAGACCCGATTGAAGAATTTTCACAAAGACTAAAAACAACCGGTAGTAAAGATGACTACAATCTTGGTAGAAAATTAGAAGCCAAGATGAGAACTTTTGCACCTGTTATTGTTCGTGGTGAAGAATCTGAAGGAGTTAAGTTTTGGGGATTTGGAAAGACAGTTTATCAAGAACTTCTTTCAATCATTGCTGACCCAGATTACGGAGACATTACAGACCCGAAAAATGGTCGTGATATTACATTAGAGTTTAAAACTGCTGAAGAAACAGGAGCATCATTTCCTTCAACTTCAATTCGTGTTAAACCTAATCAAACACCGATAACTGAGGACTCTAATATATTGGAACGAATTAAAGATACTCAAAAAGAAATTACTGAAATTTATCAAGAGTTGTCATATGAAGATTTGACAAATGTCTTGAACGAGTGGTTAAATCCTGATGAAGAAACAACAGAAACTTCAACAGAAGAACCAAAAAAACCAGTAAATGAATTTGACCAAAAACTAGCAGAAGACAAAGCTAAAAAAGAATCAGCTTCAAAAGTTCAAGATGCTAGTCAACAATTTGACGATTTATTCAATAACTAAGGAGTAGAAAATGTCAGTAAAAGACGATTTGGCTAATGTCATAGCCGATAACCTGAACAAAAAGTTCAAAGACAACAAAGTAGCGTATTTCCTTGACGGAAGTGATGATACACCAACAGACATTAAAGACTTTATTTCAACAGGGTCTTCAATGTTAGATTTAGCAATCTCTAATCGTGAAGACGGAGGTATTGCTGTTGGTAGAATTACAGAAATCAACGGATTAGAATCAAGTGGTAAATCACTACTTGCATCTCACATCTTAGCAGAAACTCAAAAGAAAGGTGGTATCGCAGTTTATATGGATACAGAAACATCAGTCAGTAGAGATTTCTTAGAAGCTATTGGTGTTGATGTTAGTAAATTGTTATATCTGCACTTCGAGTGTGTTGAAGATATATTTGAAGCCATTGAAGATATCATTACCAAAGTTCGTGAATCAGACAAAGATAGATTAGTAACTATCTTGGTGGACTCACTAGCGGCTACATCAACAAAAGTTGAAATAGAAGCAGACTTTGAAAAAGACGGATATGCGACTACAAAAGCAATCGTTATCTCAAAAGCACTTCGTAAGATAACTCAAATGATTGGTCGTCAAAGAGTAGCACTTGTCTTTACAAATCAATTAAGACAAAAATTAGGTGTGATGTTTGGAGACCCGTGGACTACGAGTGGTGGTAAAGCATTACCATTTCACGCTTCAACCCGTGTTAGATTAAAAAATATGGGTCAAATCAAAGATAGTAAGAAAAAGAATATCTTAGGTATGAAGTGTAGAGCTCAAATCATTAAAAACAGATTAGGCCCACCTTTGAGACACGCAGACTACGATATGTATTTTGATTCCGGAATTGATAATTATGGTGGTTGGTTAAATGTAATGAAAGAACACAAACTTGTTAAATCAGGTGGTTCTTGGTATACATTAGAATACCGCAAAAAAGAATATAAATTCCAATCAAAAGACTTCAAAGAGTTAATGGAAAATAATGACGGACTTCGTAATCATCTTTACAAACAAATTTGTGAAAAATGTATTTTAGAATACCAAAAAGGCAAAGTAGGTATTGATGATATAGAATATACAGGAGAAGTCATTGGAGATGAATAAATCTAAGTATTTATCGATTCTTAATGAAATTAAAGAACAAGGCGGCTCGGAACTTGGAGATAATCCAAATGAAAATGTGTTGATAATAGATGGCCTAAATACTTTCATTAGAGTGTTTAGTGTTATACCAACTACTAATGATGATGGGACACACATTGGTGGAATAGTTGGTTTTCTGAAATCAATAGGTTACACAATCAATATGTTTAGACCTACTCGTTGCATCATAGTGTTTGATGGAAAGGGTGGGTCAAGTCGCCGTCGTAAATTATATCCAGAATATAAAGCCAAAAGAAAAACTAATATTCGGTTAAACAGAGCGTATGGGTTTGATAATATTGAACACGAACGCGAAAATATGATACGACAAATCAGAAGAACGATTGATTACTTAGAACATTTACCGATTACTTTACTATCAATAGACAATGTGGAAGCAGATGATATTATTGCATACGCATCCAAACAAGTTTTAACTGATAGTAAAGTAACGATAATGTCATCAGACAAAGACTTTCTTCAATTAGTTGATGACAGAATTTCAGTATGGTCGCCAACAAAGAAAAAACTATACAAACCAGAACAAGTAATGGAAGAATATGGTATTCCTTCACATAATTTATTAATGTATAGAATATTTGACGGAGATAAATCTGATAACATTGATGGAGTTCGTGGTTATGGATTAAAAACCGTAATTAAAAAACTACCATTTTTACAAGAAGAAAAACAATTTTCGGTTGATGATGCAATAAAAGAATCAAGTGAGTTAGAAGAACATAGAGAAACTATGGAACGAAACTTTGATTTAATGCAATTACACAATGTAAATATATCAGCATCAGCCAAAACAAAAACCATAGACAAAGTAAGAGAACCAGTTCCTAAATTACAAAAAGAAACATTTAAAAAAATGTTCATAGAAGATAAAATGTATTCAGCACTTCCAAATTTAGAAACTTGGCTACAAACTAAATTTCAAACATTAGTAAAATTTATAGGACAATAAAATGAAATCTGAATTAATAAAAGGTGATTCTTTACAAGAATTAAAGAAGTATGATGATAACTCAATAGATTTATTATGCACAGACCCACCTTATGGCTATTCGTTTATGGGTAGAGATTGGGATAAAACTTTACCACCAAAAGAAATATTCGAGGAGTGTTTCAGAGTATTGAAACCTGGTAGTATGGCGTTTGTAATGTCTGCACCAAGAAGTGATGTTCAGTATCGTATGACAGAAATGTTAGAAAAGGTTGGATTTAGAATTGACTACACACCAATCTATTGGACTTACGCAAGTGGATTTCCAAAAGCAATGAATGTATCAAAGATGTTAGAAAAAAATGGTAATCAAAAAGAAGAACTTGACGGAAGTTATGGTGGGTTTCAACCAAAACCAGCAGTTGAAGTGGTGATTGTCGCAATGAAACCATTAGATAAAAAAGGTTATTTAGAACAAGCACAAGATAATGGAAAAGGTATCACTTGGTTTGATGATTGTAGAATACCATTTGAGGAAGGTTATGTAGAACCAGAAAACCAAACTATGCCAGACCTACGAGATGTTGGTAAAAAATCAAAAGAAGCAATCGGTATTGATAAATTATCTTACGGACAAGTTCAGAATGCAAAAAGAAAACCATATAAATCAGACTATCAAAAGTATGTGGAGAAACAAAAATCATTTAAAGGTTCTGAAACAATTGGAACTACTATTAAAGGTAATGAACATTTTTTAGGTGGAGACATTGAACAACTTGACCCTTCAGAAAACTTCGTTGATGAAAGTGCAGGAAGATTTCCAGCCAATATGTTGGTAAGTGATAAAGTATTAGATGATTATTCAAGATACTTTAGTTTAGATGAGTGGTTTAGTAAAAATCTAAAATCATTACCAGAACCAGTCCAACAAACATTTCCATTTATGATTGTTCCAAAAGCCAGTAAAGCAGAAAAGAACGAGGGATTAGATAATTTTGATACTAAACAAACTACCGGCGGTGGTGGTGGAGTTGGAGATTATATTGATGATGTAAATTCAGCATCAGGAAAGTTCGGTAGTGAAAAAGCACCAAGTCGAAACATACACCCGACCGTGAAACCATTAACTTTAATGAATTATTTAGTAACATTGGGTAGTCGTAAAGGTGATGTGGTATTGGACCCGTTTATGGGTAGTGGAACTACACCACTTGCTTGTGTTTCATTAGAACGAAAATATATTGGTATTGATAATG